GATTAAACAACTTTCTGAATTACAAAGCGAATATCAAGAACTTAAAAAGGGACTGTTAGAAACTCATGGGGAACCAGGAACAGAAGAAGATTCCGAGAACCCATCTGTTCAACCTGGTGATCAGTATTATACTGTACCTAATGAAAATCGAAAGGACTTTCTCAAAGAAATGGGCGATTTACTTAATATAGAACATGATTTGGAAATAGAAAAAATACCATTTCCATCAAAAATTGACGATGGTATATTAGTTGCTGATATGGATGTTCTTGACATATTTTTTGATTTCGGGTTTGAAGATCCTGTAGAAGATCCTGCTGAAACCACCACATAAGTAATTTGTCACAATTTCTTTTTATAAATATAAGAGAATTAAACTATTCACTTATTATTTTTTTATTTAAGTAGGAGAAATTGTGGCACTTACTCTTCAAAAAAGAACAGTAAACTTTGTATTAGATCAAGGATGCACCTTTGAAAAAGTAATTACTGCTCAAAATTCTACTAGTGGAAATGTAACTATTTCTTCTGGAACAACGGCCGCAAAAATGCGGCAATCATACCACTCATCTAATAATATCACCACTTTAACTACTGCAATTTCAGGGTCAAATGTGACCATTTCATTAACTGCAACTCAAACAGCAAGTGTTTCTCCTGGAAATTATGTCTATGATGTAGAATATACACAATCAGGCGGAACAATAGTAGAACGAGTAGCCGAAGGAATTATCACAGTATCAGCAGAGGCATCAAAATGACACAACCAACTACAAGAGCAACTTTTAAAGATTATTGTAAGAGAAAACTTGGTTGGCCAGTAGTAGAATTAAATCTGGATGATGATCAAGTAGAAGATTGTATAGATGATTCATTACAATTTTTTCAAGAATATCATTTCGATGCAACTCAACCAGATTATTTAAGGCATCAAATTACTGGATCAACTCTTAAATTAGCATCTGCGCCATCTGGAACATTTTCTGATGGAGAATATTTTACTGGTGGAACAAGCGGTGTAAGAGCAAAAGTATATGAATATCATAGTGCAAATACAACTTTACGTTATTATGATCCAGAAGTAAAGTCTGGCGGTGATGGAAACACGTATTATGCAAATACTACTACTACATTTTCTACTGGTGAAACTATCACAGGAAATACAAGTAGTGCATCTGCGACTACTCATGCCTCTACTGCTACTTCATTAGGGGATTTTGATAATGGATATATTTCTATAGCTGAAGCAATTATTGGAGTTAGAAGAGTGATACCTTTTTATGAAAATGCTAGATCTTCTTCTATGTTTTCCGCAAAATATCAATTTGCTTTAAATGAATTATATAGATTAGGAACAGATTTATCTCATTATGAAATTTCAAATCAACATTTAAGATTAATTGATGATATGTTTACAGGATCTCCATTGTTTAGATTTAATCGACATATGGATAGATTATATCTAGATATTGAATGGGGTTCAGATGTAGATATAGATGATTGGATTATTGTTGAATGTGATAAAATTATTGATCCAGATACTTATAGTGATATTTGGAGTGATATGTTTCTCAAGAAATATAATACTGCTTTAATGAAAAGGCAATGGGGCCAAAATTTAATTAAATTTGAGGGAATGCAACTTCCCGGTGGTGTAACAATGAATGGAAGACAATTATATGATGATGCAGTTACAGAAATTCAAACAATAGAAGAGCAAATGTCACTTAGATATGAATTACCAGTAGACCATTTAGTAGGATAATACATGGCAACAAATCCATATTTTAATCTTCATGGAACAAATACTTCTGATCAAAGATTAATAGAAAATTTAAATATTGAAGCAATAAAAACATTTGGTATTGATGTATATTATTGTCCAAGAACATTAATCAATGAAGATGAACTTTTAGGGGAATCTCAAGGACAATCATTTAATAGTGCTCATATGATCGAAATGTATATTAAAAGTGTAGATGGATTTGAGGGTGAGGGAGATTTTGTTGCTAAATGGGGTGTACAAATAAAAGACCAAGTTACATTTTGTGTTGCTAGAAGAAGATTTCAAGATTTAAATGTACAGGGTGAAGGAAGAGCGACTATGCCACATGAGGGGGATTTAATATATTTTCCTTATACGAAAAATTTATGGGAAATTCAATTTGTAGAAGATGAATCAGTATTTTGGCAAACCGGCTCATTACAATTTTATGAAATGTTATGTGAATTATTTACATATTCAGATCAAAATCTTGATACAGGAATTGATGATATTGATAAGATTGAACGAGCACTTTCTTACTCTATTGATTTTACTATGAATGCCGGAAGTGGAAATTTTACAATTGGTGAACAAGTATATCAAGGAACTTCATTCGGTGCCGCAACTGTAAAAGGAGAAGTTGCAAGTTGGAATTCTACTACCAAGATTTTAAATCTCATAAACATGACCGGAAATTTCTCTGGAACTTTAAATATTATTGGAAATACTTCTGGTGCATCTTGGTCAATTACTTCATTTGATGCTCAAACATCAACAGCGAATACAGGACAAGGGGCCACTAATATAGCGATTGAGGCCGAAGCAGATGCCATTATTGATTTTACTGAAGGTAATCCATTCGGGAGTCTATAATGTTAGGAATTACGTATTATCATCAAACAATTAGAAAATATGTTGCAGTTTTTGGCACACTATTTAATGATATCAATATTCAAAGAAAAGATTCCGCTGGTGTAATTCTAGAACAAATTAAAGTTCCTGTAGCTTATTCTTCTAGAGATGCGATGTTACTTAAAGTGAGAAATTCTCAGTCAGCGGGTCAATCAATAACACTTCCAAGAATTGGATTTGTTATGGATGCTATTTCATATGATGGTACTAGAAAATTAAATACAATGGGTCAAGTGTATGCCGCAAATACCGCAACTACAAACAGTACACTTTTAAAACAATTTAATCCTGTTCCTTATAATTTTGATTTTACATTATCTGCTATGGTAGATAATTCTGAAGACGGAGCACAAATTTTTGAACAAATTGTTCCGTTTTTTACACCAGAATTTAATGTAACAGTAAGTTTAATTCCTTCAATGAATATTTCACCTGATATTAATATAATATTAACTGGTGTTACTGTATCAGATAGTTATGAGGGAGATTTTACAGCAAGAAGAGAAATTTTATGGGATTTAACATTTACTTTGAAGGGATGGATTTATCCCGATGTTAAATCTGGATCTGTTACTAAAAAGGTTATTGTTAATCTTAGAATGCCTGGTGAAGGTCCAGTTCAACCCCCTGAATATATTTTATTGGAGGATAGCACTTCTTTTACTTCTAATTATTTACTTCTTGATGCTGATGCAGGATCACCCGATGCAACTGGTGATATAAAAGTATTAAGTGAATGGAGTTCAGAATCAGGGGCCGCAGGAATTAAATCTAGATATATTGTTACACCTGGTGCTGGTGATGTTAGTGCAAATGATGATTTCGGATATACTGAAACAACTGAATATTTTAATGATAATGTGGATACCAATTTATCCACAGGAATAGATGTGCAATTATAATGACAAAAATTACAGACAATCGGATTGATGAAATTCTAGAAATTACTAGTATAGTTCCTACTGCTGAATTAAAACCAGAACCATCTCCTAGAATTGTTCCAAATAAAGATGGTGATGATAAAGAAATTGATTATAATTATGCCCGTGAAAATTACTATAATTTAATCGAAAGAAATCAAGATGCTGTAGAGGAAATGTTGGAGATTGCTAAACAATCGGAGCACCCACGCGCGTTCGAAGTTGTAGGACAATTAATTAAATCTGGCTTGGATGCCAATAAAGAATTGATGACTCTACATAAAACCAAAAAAGAATTGACTACCGAAAGGGCTCCAAACCAAGTAACAAATCAGGCAGTATTTGTTGGATCTACAGCAGAATTACAAAAGTTGTTGAAGGCGAAAAAATGATATATAATGGATCTATTTACTAATCATCATAAGAATTGTTAAGGAAAACCCAATGGCATCAACCAATTATCTTGGCCAGCCCAATCTCAAAAATGTAGGTCAAAACATAGAGTGGACAAAAGAAACACTTCATGAATACATGCGTTGTAAAGAAGATCCAGAATATTTTATTTTAAACTATGTTCAGATAGTTCATGTTGATAAAGGTCTTGTGCCTTTTAATATGTATGATTATCAGAAAGATATGATACAAAAATTTACAGATAATAGATTTGTTATTTGTAAAATGCCTAGACAAACAGGAAAATGTTTTAATATAAATACTAATATTAGAGTAAGAAATAAAAAAACTGGTGAAATGCTTGAATTAACAGTAGGAGAATTATATGATAAAATTGAAGCAAAAAAGACAAATAAAAACGTATGAATGCCTTGAATGTGGAGAAAAAATTAAAGGACCGGCGTTCGGAAAACATATCAAAAAACATGGCTATGAAAATACAAAAGAATATAAAATTAAATTTAAATTGATAAAAACACAAGAAGATTTAAAAAATGAAGGTGCTGTATGTTGTTCTATTTGTAATTTTTACGGTCACGATTTAAATAGTCATATTATACGTCTCCATAAAATATCTATTCCAGACTATAAATCACAATATAATTCTCCTATTAAGAGTGATAATTATCTAAAAAAACAAAGTGATAGGATGAAAGGTTCTAATAATCCTTGGTTTGAGCACGGTGGTAAGTTTTCACCATTTTCTGATAAATTCATTTATGCTGATAAAATAGTTAAAGAGAAATTATATAAAAAAGTATCAAAATCAAATCGTGAGAATGGTAATAATGATACGACAGCGAAATATTGGATAAGCCGTGGATATACTGTAGAAGAAGCTAAAGAAAAAATATCAAAACGCCAATCAACATTTTCTTTAGAAAAATGTATTCAAAAATATGGAGAAAAACAAGGTAAAGAACGCTGGTTAGAAAGACAGAAAAAGTGGCATAAAAATTATAAAAAACAAAATTTTTCTAAAATTTCACAAGAATTGTTTTGGTTTATTGTGAGAAATTTAGATGATTTAACTGGGATATATTTTGCTGAATTAGACGAAAACAAGAAAAAAGATATGAGCGGTAAAAATTGGGAATATACTTTGAAACTTGATAATTCTTTCATAAAACCTGATTTTTATATTGAGAATAGTAACAAAATCATAGAATTTGACGGTACATATTGGCACAATAATAATAAGATAAGAAATACAAATAAAAATCGTGAAAATGTAAGAGATCAAAAGATATTAAAAAATGGATTTAAAGTATTACATATAAAGGAAGAGTTATATAAAGAAAATAAAGAAAAAATTATAAGAGATTGTTTGGAGTTCATATATGGCTAAATTCATAGAAGAATTATTTGATGATGAATGGGAAGTCGAAACGCCTTCTGGTTGGCAATCATTTTCTGGTATAGGTAAAACTATAGAATATGTTGAATGGGAAATAAAGACAGAAAAACATTCTTTAATATGTGCAGATGAACATCAAATAAAATCTGGAAATAGATTTGTTTATGCTTGTGATTTAAAAATTGGAGATTTTATTGAAACTAAATCAGGTTTAGAAGAAATAATATCAGCCAGAAAGTTGAAGACTTCTTCCAATATGTTTGATTTATTGGATGTAGAAAATGGTAATGAATATTATACAAATGAAATTGTTTCGCACAATTCAACCACAATTATCTCATTTTTATTACATTATATTCTTTTTAATGAGAGTGTGAATGTAGCTATTTTAGCGAACAAAGGTGCGGTAGCAAGAGAACTTTTGTCACGATTACAACTTGCATACGAACATCTGCCAAAATGGATACAACAAGGAGTGGTTACATGGAACAAAGGAAATATTGAAGTAGAGAATGGTAGTAAAGTGATTGCAGCCGCAACATCTTCTAGTGCGGTTCGAGGTAGTTCATTTAATATCATATTTCTTGATGAGTTTGCTCATGTGCCACAAAATATTGCTGATCAATTTTTTACTTCTGTATATCCTACAATTTCTTCTGGTGAATCTACAAAAGTCTTAATTGTTTCAACGCCACTTGGATTGAATATGTTTTATAAGATGTGGATAGAAGCAGAAGAAGGTAGAAGTGATTATGTTCCAATCGAAGTGCATTGGTCAGAAATGCCAGGCAGAGATGGAAAATGGAAAGAAGAAACAATACGAAATACTTCTGAGGTTCAATTTACACAAGAGTTTGAATGTGAATTTGTAGGATCAACTTACACATTGATTGCCCCATCAAAACTTAGAACAATGGTGTTCAAGAATCCAATACATCAAAATAATAATTTAATTGTATATGAACATCCAATAAAGAATCATACATACGCTATGGTATGTGATACCGCCCAAGGAAAGGGAGTAGATTATTCTGCTTTTTCAGTATTTGATGTTTCTGAAATACCATACAAACAAGTTGCAGTTTATAGAGATAATCAAATTTCACCTATGTTATATCCAAATGTGATATATCAAGTTGGAATGAAATATAATATTGCTCATGTTTTAGTTGAAGTAAATGACATTGGATCTCAAGTTGCTGATACTCTACACTATGATTTGGAATATGAGAATATCATGATCATTACTATGAGAGGAAGAGCAGGACAACAAATAGGTGGTGGATTTGCAAAGAATATTCAATTAGGTTTGAGAACAAGTAAACAGATCAAGAGAATTGGATGTGCAGCATTAAAAGATTTAATAGAACAAGATCAATTAATTGTTCCAGACTTTAATACAATTAAAGAACTTACAACCTTTGCCCTACAGAATAATACATATCAAGCAGAGGAAGGTTCTCATGATGATTTAGCAATGACTTTAGTTATATTTGGATGGTTGGTACAACAAAGATACTTTAAAGAAATGACAAATATGGATATTAGAAAAAAGATGTGGGAAGAACAAATGGAAACTTTAGAACAAGATATGTTACCTTTTGGAATTATAGATGATGGTAGAGATCCTGATACGTTTACGGATGATGAAGGCCAAACGTGGGTGGTTGATGATGAATTATCTAGAAGAGTGTATTACTAAAGGGGTCTATATCTTCAAAATTAACTTCTGAAGGTGGATTGTTTATTTCAGTTATTAAATCCTCAATTTTATTAGCAAGATCTGGTCTTTCTTTTTTTAGTCTATTTAAAAAGTTTATTGATCCAGCTATTAATTGTTCTGGATGTATGGTAATTCTTTTTCCTATTTTTCTTTTGTCAGATATTTCAAGGTGATTTGGATTTACACAAGAGGGGTTGAAACAAGTTTGAGTTACTACTTGATGGGCCGCCACATCACCATTATACATCATAAAAGAGTATCTACTGGCAGGAATAGTTTTACCTAATACTGAAAACATTCCATGACCTGTTTTATTTTTTGAAGCAAGCCAGATATGACATTTAGTATGTTTTTCGGTAGAATCAACTTTTTTAAGAAATCGTTCTATTATTTTTTTGTTGTCTAATATTTTGTCGTTTGACATAGTGAATCCTATAAATTTATGATATCTCTTAATATTTATGATTTTAGAAAACTTAAAAATAATAAATACTTTCAATATGGCGTATAATAGCCATAATTTTTTGAACAAAATCTTTCAATAATTCTTTTAGGAGAGATAAGATGCCTTTTACAATAAGTCCAGGCGTTGTTACTAAAGAAATTGACTTAACTGCTGTAGTACCCGAAATCTCTATGACTGAGGGTGCATTTGCTGGTGAATTTAAATGGGGTCCAGCATATGACCGTATAACGGTTTCAAATGAATCAGAGTTAGTTAGTAGATTTGGTAAACCTAACGCAGCAACATATAAGTCGTTTTTTACTGCGGCAAGTTATCTCGCATATTCGGGAAGCCTTAAAGTAGTAAGAACGCCTAATACAAGTGATGCCAAAAATGCTACAGCAGATTCGGCCAATACAGTATATGTCGCAAATGATGAAGACTATGAAAATACATATGACCCTGATATGGGTGGAACACAAAATGATGATTATGGTAATTTCATAGCAAAATATCCTGGTGCACTTGGAAACAGTTTGAGAGTTTCTATTTGTGGTGGCACTAGAGCAAATACTAATAATGATGGAACACTTAATAGTAATACAGATGCAGCATTAACTTGTACTTCTGCAGTATATACACAAGCCAATACTACTCTTATCGGAGTGGGAACATCATTTTCAAATGATGTTTGTGTCGGTGACACACTTTATGTTGGTGGTGCTGGTTATATCGTAATTACAGCTGTTACATCAAACACAGTTTGTGTGGCCTTAGGAGCCGCAGATGTAGCGAATAATGGAACTGCGATTCGTAAATCACGTTCCGCTTATTCTTCACCCGCAACTTCAATGATTGGAACACTTGCCGTTTCTGCTAATGGAACTGCTATTACAGGAACAAATACTGCACTTAATACACAATATAAAGTTGGTGATTTAGTTAAGCTTATCGGAACAAACGAAGAACGAAAAGTTGCAGCAGTTACCAATACAACGTATATGACAGTAACAGAACCATTTGTTTTAGCAGCGGCTGCGAATACTCATTCACGAAAATGGGAATATGCAGATTCTTTTGATAGTGAGCCTGTCACTTCATCTCACGTAGCACGTAATGGTGGTAATTATGACGAAATTCATGTTGTCGTAGTTGATGAAGATGGAGATATTGCTGGTGCAAATAATACAGTACTTGAAACTTTTACTGGATCAGTTGCCGCCGGTGCCAAGGGTGAAGACGGTCAAAGTATCTACTACAAAGATCTAGTTAATAGAGGTTCATCCTATGTTCGTTGGATGGATCATGATTCCTCTGGTGATGCAGATTCACTTCTTGATAGTGGAACTACAGCATGGGGTGGTGCCGCAACTGGTACATTTCCTGGAAAAGGAATCATTACATCTACTAGCCTGACAGGTGGGGCCGATGGTTCTGCAGCATCTGCAGGAAATATTCAGACAGGTTTGGATAAATTCAAAAATGCTGAAGAAGTTGATGTTACCCTTTTGATGACAGGAGCCGCAGGTGCAGCAACACAAATTCATGCAATTAATAACATTGCAGAATATCGTAAAGATTGTGTAGCATTCATTTCACCACTTGAAGCCAATGTTGTTAATAACTCTGGTAGTGAAGTTACGGATATTAATGACCATCGTAATTCAATGCCTAGTTCTTCATATGCAGTTATGGATTCCGGATGGAAATATATGTATGATAAATACAATGATGTTTATCGTTACGTTCCATTAAATGGTGATGTTGCCGGAACTTGTGCCTATACAGATGGAGCACGTGATCCTTTCTGGTCGCCTGCTGGTATTGATCGTGGTAATATCCGAAATGCAATCAAACTTCCTTTTAATCCTAATAAAACTGATAGGGACGCCCTTTATAAAAATGGTGTAAACCCTGTTGTTGGATTACCTGGTAGTGGTATTCTTCTTTTCGGAGATAAAACATTACTTGCAAAACCAAGTGCATTTGATCGTATTAATGTACGTAGATTGTTCATTATGTTAGAAAAATCTATTGCAAATATGGCAAAAGCATTCTTGTTTGAATTTAACGATGCCTTTACCCGTGCAAGATTTACATCTACAGTTGAACCTTTCTTGAGGGATGTTCAAGGAAGACAAGGTATCCAAGATTTTGCGGTTGTTTGTGACGATTCTAATAACACTTCTGATGTTGTAGATCGTAATGAATTCCGTGGTGATATCTATGTTAAACCATCACGTTCTATTAACTTCATTCAACTTCAATTCGTAGCAGTACGTTCTGGTGTAGAATTTAGTGAAATCATTGGTGGATAAACATATAAATAGTAATAACATATAGATGTGGGAAGACGGTTGTAGCCGAAGGGCGCACTTGTAAAAAAGACTCCCGCATCTTTATTTTAGCAATCGGCCCTTTTAGGGTAATTAAGGAGAGTATAATGTCATTTTCAATAGATACCTTCACCTCTAAATTTTCTCAAGGTGGAGCATTAGCAAGTCTTTTTAGAGCTAGGTTGGAAGTTGCGAAAGGATCAGGATCCTCAGTTGAAGATTTTGAATTTCTTTGTAAAGCATCTACACTACCTGGTGATACTATTGATGTTGCTACGATTACATATATGGGAAGAGGGATAAGTATTCCTAGTAATCGTGCTGCAGCTCAATGGACAACAACAATTTATAATGATGAGTTTATGGCAACCCGAAACCATATTGAAAATTGGATGGAACAGTTAAATTCTCATGCAACTAATAAGAGAGCATCAGGAATGCAACGAATTCTTGATTATACTGGTCAATTGAGTATTTCTCAACTTTCAAAAATAGACTCATCTTCAGAAACAAAAGATTATATTTTCGTGAATGCATGGCCTTCTTCAATCGGAGAGATTACTGTCGATTGGGAAACAAATGACATTCAGACATATGATGTTACTTGGGAGTATGCCTATTGGAAATCTCCTAATAGTAATGTTGGTATGGACAGTTAATATATATTAATAATGAAAAAGTTATTTACATGGGAGTGGAGAAATCTACTCCCATTTAACCTATTAGGAAAGATGTATGGCAGTTGAATTATTTGGATTTTCTATAGGCAGAGTTGATAAAGACGCGAAAAATAAAAAGTCTTTTGCCCTTCCACAACCAGAAGATGGTGCACTTGAAATTGGTCCTTCAGGGGGTGCATATGGAACATATGTAGATCTAGAAGGAGCTACTAAAAATGAACAAGAATTGATCAGGAAGTATAGGGAAATGTCAACATTCCCTGAAGCAGATCAGGCTATAGATGATATTGTCAACGAAGCCGTTGTTACAGGAAGAGAAGAATCTCCCGTAAGCATTAATCTTCAAAAATCTAATTTATCAGATACTATTAAAGAGAGTATAAAAGTAGAATTTAATGAATTAGTTCGTTTGCTTGATTTCCGTAAAGTAGGTTATGAAATGTTTAGAAAATGGTATGTTGATGGTAGATTATATTTTCATATCATTATTGATAATAAAAATCCAAGACGGGGTATAATTGAATTACGCCCTATAGATCCTCTTAAAATTAAAAAAATTAGAGAACCAAAAGTTATTCAAGGTACTAATGGCCCTGAAATTGATACTAGTGGATTTCAAGAATATTATTTATATAATGAAAAGGGAATTAGAGATAGAACAGGTGGTGCTACAGTACAAATAGCTTCAGATTCCATTACTTATTGTCATTCTGGTGTAGTTAACTCTGATAGAAGAGTAGTATTAAGCCATCTACACAAAGCAATGAAACCTCTCAATCAATTACGTATGATCGAAGATGCGGTTGTCATCTATCGTATCTCACGTGCTCCTGAACGTAGAATTTTCTACATTGATGTTGGTAACTTACCTAAGATCAAAGCAGAACAGTATCTACGTGATATTATGAATAAATACAAGAATAAATTGGTATATGATTCCAATTCTGGTGAGATTAAAGATGAGCGTAAGCACATGAGTATGTTAGAGGATTACTGGCTTCCACGTAGAGAAGGTGGTAGAGGTACAGAAATTTCAACTCTTCCAGGAGGAGAAAATCTTGGTGAGTTAGCTGATGTTGAGTATTTTAAGACAAAATTATACAAAGCACTTAATGTTCCACCTTCTAGGTTAGAACAAGATTCTGGTTTCATACTTGGTAGAGCAGAAGAAATTTCAAGAGATGAGGTAAAATTTACTCGTTTCATTGAACGATTAAGAGCAAGATTTAACAATCTATTTGATGATCTATTAGAAAAGCAATTGTTGTTAAAGGGAATTATTTCTCATATAGATTGGAAACAAATTAAAGATGAAATTATATATGAATGGCAAACAGATTCTCATTTCTCAGAATTAAAAGACGCACAAATGATGAGAGAAAGATTGGGCATATTAGTAAATGATATGGGATATAGAGATGCCGTTGTAGGTAAATATTTCTCTCAAGAATACATTAAGAAACATATTCTTAAATTAACACAAGAAGAAATCGAAGAGATGGATAGACAAATTGAAGCCGAAAAACCCGCAAAAGATGAAGATGATAGTGGAGGCGGAAATATGTGGAATGAATATGATCCATCAGAAGATAAACCAGACTTAAAGGTAGTATCTGGTTGATTAAAATTTATAAATAGTATAAATATAGTTAGATATATCTAATAACATAAGGATAGAAAATGTCTGAAACAACAGTAAGTGATGTAGTCTCCATGGTTTTTGGGGGCGATTCTCCAGGAGTTAAGTCAGGAATTAATGACATACTTCAACAAAAGATTATGGTAGCACTAGAAAATAAGAAAAAGAATATTGCTAGTTCTTTATTCAATAAGTCTAGTGCTGAAGAAACTGTTCAAGCAGAAACACCTGAAGTTCCTGAACCAACAGAACCCAACCCAACCCAACAGGAAGTAGAAAATGGCTGACGCAGTAACAACTCAAATATTAATGCAGACCGAAAAGAAAGTGGTCTATAAATTCACAAACACTTCAGATGGTACTGGTGAGTCTGATGTTAAAAAAGTTGATCTTTCTCAACTAACATGGGCACATCATGATATAACTCTTTCTGGTGCAGCAAGTCCGAATTTTAAGATCGGAGAAGTTTTAACAACCGGTTCAGCAGAAACATTTATTGTTACTGGATTTACTGCCGGCGCATCCACAGTAGAAGTTGTAGGATGGGATAATACAAATAAGAAAGCAACCGCAATAGATACTGGAATGTCTAATGGTGATGCTATTTCTGGTGGTGTATCTGGTGCAAATTCCAGAACAGTTGCTAATAGTGGAAACTTCACAGAAAACGATTATACAGTAGTAGTTTCTAAATTACAATGGATTTGTAATGGAATGAATGTAAAAATAGAATGGGATGGATCAACAGCAGAAAAAGAGATAGCAACATTAACAGGAAGTGGATCATGGAATTGTGGTTCACATAACTGGCCAGGAGTTCCAATAAATGCTACTGGTGATTCGGGAGATGTTTTGGGAGATATTCAATTTAGTACAGTAGGACATACAGCTGCAGATTCCTATTGTATTTGGATGGAAATTATAAAAACTGGTGGATATGATTTACCACCATACGAACAAAATACAACATTGGGGTATCCAGTTGATTACTTACTAGGTAACTTCACATAATCGGAGAGAAGGATGAAACTTATTAGCGAAGAAGCAACACAAGTAGAATTTATATGTGAAACTACCAAAACAGGAAAGAATTATTTTATTGAGGGCGTATTCATGCAGGCCAATGTAAAAAATAGAAATGGCCGAGTTTATCCGAAAGAGATATTACAAAAAGAAGTTAAAAGATACGATCAAAATTATATTAAGCAATCCAGAGCTTTCGGTGAACTTGGCCATCCCGATGGTCCTACAGTAAACCTAGAAAGGGTTTCCCATATGATTCAAGAAATTAAAGAAGATGGGGATAATTTTGTAGGTCGAGCAAAGATAATAGATACGCCTTATGGTAAAATTGTAAAGAATCTAATAGATGAGGGTGCCCGTTTGGGTGTTTCTTCTAGAGGAATGGGCTCGTTAAAGCCTGTTGGTCGCAATTTACAACAAGTACAAGATGATTTTTATCTTGCAACTGCTGCAGATATTGTCGCCGATCCTTCTGCTCCCGCAGCATTTGTTAATGGGATTATGGAAGGTAAAGAGTGGATATGGGATAATGGAATTTTGAGTGAACGGGAAATTGCCCGAATCGAAAAAGAAATGAAGATAACTAATCAAAAGCAACTAGATGAAATTCAACTAGAGGCTTTTAATAAGTTTATGTCAAGTTTATAAAATTACTAAATAATAACAGTAAACACTAATTTTAATTAGAAATCAATAGGAGATTTAAATGTCTGAAGAATATTTGGATCAAAAGTCTGAAGAGGAAATGTATCAAGAGGATTCTTCAGACGAACTTACAGAAGAGTTTGAATTCGACAATACAGATGAGGAATGGTCTGAAATTGTTGATCACGCACTCGAAGAAGAAGTTAATGTCGAAGATGATGAAGAATTTGGAACATGGTTAGACGAAAACTATGATCTTGAAGAAGGTAAAGCTGTGAAAAAAGAAGTAACAGCAGAAGATGAACCTGCTTCTGAAGATGAGGAAGAAGACATAGAAGAAAAACGAATGTCTTCCGCAGCAAAGGCAAAGGCCGCAAAATATCGTAAATCTGCTGCCGGAAAGAAAGCCATCGCTAAGTATAAAAAGAAGTCTTCCAAAGCAGGATATAGGGTTAATAAAAAGAGAGCAAAATCTATGAAGAAAGCCGCACTCAAGCAATCTTATGAAGTTCCAACAACTAAGAATCAAATGTTGAAAAACATTTATGATCAAGTTAATGGAATGTTAAAAGGTGACTTGGCAGGAAAGTATGAAGAAATCATGAACGCAACAAACTTAGAAGTTGTTGAAGAAGAAGTTCAAGAAGAAGTTCGTATTGATGCCGCAGTTAAACCTGAAGACATTAAAGTAGATGTTAAAGACGATGTTGAAGCATTAGTTCAAGGTGAAGAAGGACTCACAGAGGAATTCAAAACTAAAGCATCTACAATCTTTGAAGCTGCAGTTCAAGCTAAAGTAACAGATGAAGTTAATAAGAAAATCGCAGAACTTGAAGCACAATCGGAAGAGAATGCAGAACAAGTAAGTGAAGACTTCAAAAAAGAAATGACCGAAAAAGTTGATGGTTATTTAAGTTATGTTGTTGAAGAGTGGATGAAGGAAAATGAATTAGCAATTGAAAGAGGAATTCGTTCTGAATTGGTTGAAGATTTCATGATCGGATTAAAAACTCTATTTACAGAACATTATATTGATATTCCTGAAGAAAAGGTTGATATGGTCGATGACTTATTTACAAAAGTTGAAGACCTTGAAGGACAACTGGAAGAGGAAATCAATCGTGGAGTAGGACTCCAAAAAGAATTGGCTCAGTTCAAAAAGGATAGTGCCCTTCGTAGTGTAACTAAAGATCTTGCTGATACAGAATCAGAAAAGATTTCTAAGTTGGCTGAAGGCATAGAATATGAGAACGAAGAGCAATACATTGAAAAACTGAATGTTCTCAAAGAGAGCTATTTTCCAAAATCTGACGCAGTTGCATCAGAAATTACAGAAACCGATGAAACAATTACAGAGGTTATTGAAGAAGAGGAAGAGGCACTTAATGAGTCTATGTCAGTATATACCCAAGCGCTAAAGCGTTATCATAAATAATTTTTATTATTATTATTTTTTTACAAATCTTATAGGAGATAAAAATGTACCTAGCTGAAGACCTTCAGAAAAAATGGGGTCCAGTTCTTGAGCACGAAGACCTGACTCCGATTAAAGACAATTATCGGAAAGCGGTTACTGCTGTTCTCTTGGAAAACCAAGAAAATGCAATGCGTGAAGAAGCCGGATCTCAGGGTGGAATGTTTGGAAATATTCAAGAAGCTGCCCATGCAAATAAAACTGGTGGAAATATCGACTATGTAGATCCTGTACTGATTTCGTTGGTTCGTAGAGCAATGCCTAACTTAATTGCCTATGATGTTTGTGGCGTTCAACCAATGACTGGTCCTACTGGACTGATCTTTGCAATGAAAGCTCACTATACATCACAAGCAGGAGTTGAGGCTGGACATAACGAAGCAGATACGGACTTTTCCGGAGCAGGAACTCATTCCGCAAACACCAATCCCGCAGATACTAGTATGACTACTGGTACTGGAGCCACAACCGCAAATGCAGAACTTTGGGGTGATGGTTCAACTGCTGGTTATGAAAATTTCCCACAAATGGCATTCGCCATTGACAAAGTAACTGTTACTGCTAAGTCTCGTGCACTCAAAGCTGAGTACACAATGGAATTAGCACAGGATCTTAAAGCCGTTCATGGTTTGGATGCTGAAACAGAATTATCAAATATTCTTTCAAGTGAAATTCTTGCAGAGATTAACAGGGAAGTTCTGAGAACAATCTACACAAACGCAAAAACTGGTGCACAACACAATACAACATCAGCCGGAACTTTTGATCTTGATACAGACTCTAATGGTCGATGGTCAGTTGAGAAGTTCAAAGGTTTGATGTTCCAGATTGAGCGTGAAGCAAATGCTATTGCAAAAGACACTCGCCGAGGAAAAGGTAATGTCTTGATTACATCTTCAGATGTAGCATCCGCATTGGCTATGGCCGGTCAATTGTCTGGAAATCCAACAGGGAATGACTATAACGCAGATGACACAGGAGCCACAATGGTTGGAACTCTTAATGGTCGTTTCCGTGTTTATGTTGATCCTTATGCACCTGCAGCCGCAGTCAACTATTTCACAGTTGGTTACAAAGGATCATCTGCATATGATGCTGGTCTTTTCTATTGCCCATATGTTCCATTACAAATGGTTCGTGCAGTTGGAGAAAATTCCTTCCAGCCTAAGATTGGATTTAAGACACGTTATGGTCTGGTATCTAATCCTTTCGCAAACGATACAGGTTCCGCTAATAACGGTGCCGGTGACGGATCACTTACAGCTAACGTAAATCGTTACTATCGTCACGTAATCGTTAACAACCTTATGTAAGATTCTTACTAGGGTAGGAGTTGAAGGGGTGGTCTTTTGGCTACCCCTTTTTTTGTGCTTAACTAAATAATAGTATGAAGGATTATAATGAGTGATTCTGTATATGTCCTGGGAAATGGATTAAGTAGAAAAAACATAAATCCATTTCATTTAGACGGAACAGTTATAGGGTGTAATGCTTGTTATAGAGATTTTGAACCAAATGTTCTATGTGCAATTGATGCAGGAATAATATTTGATATTGTTGAATCTGGTTATAGTGGGGATTGTTATTTTACTCACAATTCATGGAATCCTTTGCCAGCAGAAATACGTAACAATTTGATGTTGGAAGAAGGTAGTATTACCAAAGAAACAAAACATAGAAGTAAAGAATTTGTTGTTATTTCTGGATTTGATGAAGAAATTGAAAACACAGTAAATTATATAATGTGGGTGCCTGAAAATGTTACTATTAAAAATATGAATTGTCAACAAAGTGAAGGGAGAATAGGAAGAAATACAGGAACGGCAGCAGTATATGTCGCGTGTAGAGATTTTAATCCAAAGAAAGTTTACCTATTAGGATTTGATCATAAAAATAATAAATATGATAACATTTATGCAAATACTTCACATTATTTCAAGAGTGATTCTGGTAATTGGAAAGTGACACATAAAGGGTGGACAGACGAACTTTTAAAAATTGTTAAAGAATTTCCTAATATAGATTTTTATTGGGTGAATTCTTCTATTAAATTTAACAATCAAAAAAATTTACATTTTATTGAGGATATATGGCAGGTTTAAGAGATCAACCAACAAATATGAATCCATTAACGGATGTTCAATTCAAACTAGATATAGGAGCATTACCTGAAACAACATTTTTTATTCAGGGATGTAATATTCCAGGAGTATCTGTTTCTCCAAATGATATTGGAATTCCTAAACGATCTGCTGGATTCGGTTTACCTTCAGGGGTTATTGAATATGATACGTTTAATGTAACATTTATGGTTGATGAATATTTAAAAAATTGGCAAGAAATTTACGAGTGGATGGTTAATAATCCTAGTAAAACCAATTGCGTTTTAACTGTTCTTAGTAGTTCAATGAATGCTACTTTAGAATTTCATTTCGATGGAATTTTTCCAACTAATTTAACAGAGATAACATTCGATAGTACTACTACAGATCCAACATATATAACAGGTACAATAACATTTCAATTTTCAAGTTATACAATTAAAAGGTTAGTGACTACTTAATGAAGTTTGAAGATATACAAAAATCATGGTCAAGTGATTGTGAAATTGATGAAACTGAATTATCTCAAGAATCAGTAAAGATCCCACAATTACATAATAAATATTTAATCTTGTTCCACAATGAACGGCTTAGATTACGAACATTAAAATATGATCACACCAAATTGATAAAAAGAAAGAAAGATTATTTTAGTGGAAGAATGTCCGCAGAAGAAATGGAAGCTCTTGATTGGGAGCCATTTCAATTTAGATTACTTAAAGCAGATATAGACACTTATATTGAAGCAGATGATGATATAATTGAATCATCAAAAATTATTGCGTTAGCAGAGGAAAAGGTTGGATACTTAGAATCTATTGTTAAGAGTTTATCTAATAGAGGATACTTAATTAAAAATGCCATTGATTGGAAACGATTCACAGAAGGCCATTGATTCCATTTATATATCTAAACAAGATGAGGTATATTTAAAAATTAGATGCGAATCTTCAGTAGCCCAAGAATTATGTGACTATTTTACATTTACTGTACCAGGATATACTTTTATGCCCTCGTATCGTATGAAGTTGTGGGATGGTAAAATTAGATTATTCAATGTCCATAATCGTTTATTATATACTGGACTTTTTGAATATGTTTACAAGTTTGCTCAAAATAGACATTATAGCATAATTCCTGATGGTGATTGGTGGCAGCCACGGCAAATAATTCCAAAAGATTTTGATTATTTGATTACCAATTTAAAATTACCTTTTGAACCAAGAGATTATCAACTTGAAGCATTTTATCATGCTTTATCTTATAAAAAGGCTTTACTATTAAGTCCTACCGCTAGTGGAAAATCATTAATAATTTATTTAATTGTGAGAGCCTTAAATGTAAAGACTTTAATCATTGTTCCTACTACTTCCTTAGTTTCGCAGTTATATGGAGATTTTAAAGAGTATGGGTGGGATTCATCAAAATATTGTCACCAAGTATATGCTGGTCAAGATAAAGTTTCTGATAAACAAGTTATTATTTCAACATGGCAATCAATCTATAAACTCAACAAGAAAATTTTTGAACAATATAAGTTAGTGATAGGAGATGAAGCACACGGATTCAAGTCTAAATCACTTACATCTATTATGACGAAATGTATCAATGCAGAATATAGAATTGGAACTACTGGAACTCTTGATGGAACGCAAACTCACAAATTAGTACTTGAGGGTCTATTTGGTAAGGTTCATAAGGTTACAACAACCAAAAAGTTAATTGATAGAAAACAATTATCTCCTTTTAATATTACAATTTTATCTTTTAAATATCCTGATGAAATTTGTAATCAAATGAGAAAAGCAAAATATGTAGAAGAGTTGGAATTTATAGTTACTCATGAAAAGAGGAATAAATATATTAGAAACCTAGTTTTGTCTTTAGAGACAAATACCCTGTTACTTTTTAGATTAGTGAAAAGGCATGGACGCATTTTATATGATATGATCAAGGAGAAAGCAGATGTTGATGATAGAAAAACCTTTTTTGTCTTTGGGGGAACAGACACAGATACTAGAGAAGAAATCCGAAGAATCGCTGAACAAGAATCCAATGCCATCATCGTTGCTAGTTACGGCGTATTTAGCACTGGCGTCAATATTAGGAATCTTCATAACATCATTTTCGCTTCTCCTTCTAAGTCTCGTATAAGAAATTTACAATCCATAGGAAGAGGATTAAGATTATCTGAACAAAAGGAAAAAACTACCTTGTATGACATAACAGATGATCTTTGTATTGGATCAAGAAAAAATTATGCCTTTCAACATTATGAAGAAAGAATAAAAATTTATAATGAAGAAAGATTTCCTTTTAAATTATATACCATTCCAATTAAATAAAGGAATAATATGCCAGAAAGTAATTCTGAAAATCTAAAAGTAATAAGATTAGACAATGGAGAAATTTTATTTTCAGAAGTTGTAGTAAATTCTAAATCAAAAGAAAATGGGTATTTAGAACTCCATTGGCCAATGAAAGTAATGATGAGACAAGATCATGAAGAAAAATGCACTCATTTAGTATTACTTAAATGGATGCCATTTACTGATACTTCAATCATTCCGATATCTGCAAAAAGTATTATGTCAGTATCTAATTTAGGACAAGAATATAAAGAGTTTTATATTAATACTATAAAGGAAATTGAATCAGATGATCCAAAAGAAGAAGTTAATCGAATGGCGCGACTGCTTAGTGAGTTTGATGAACAAAATGCTTTAATGAATTAGATTTATACTTATCGGCTCCACACCTCATTATATCACACTTTTGTCAAATGTCAAGGATTACTTGACAATTCCTTAAACCATGATATAATATTACTATATTACATTAACTAAATTAGAAAGATTATCATGGCTAAAAAGAAATCTAAAGTTCATTATGTAGATAATGCGAAGTTTTTAGAAGAAATGATTGAGTACAAAAAAGAATATCAATTTGCAATTAATAATGGACAACCCCCACCAATTATTTCAGAATATCTAGGATCTGTATTTTTGAAGATAGCACAAAGGTTATCTTTTAGACCTAATTTTATTAATTATGCGTTTAAAGATGACATGATATCTGATGGTATAGAAAATTGTTTACATTATATTCATAATTTTAATCCGGATAAGTCTACTAATCCATTTGCTTATTTTACTCAAATTATCTATTATGCGTTTATTCGTAGAATTCAAAAAGAGAAAAAACAATTATATATAAAGTATAAGAGCATGCAAAATTATGAAATTAGTCCAGAATATATGCAATATATGGATCATGATGAAGATATGATACTTATTCCTTCAGATTTTAAAAATTCTGATTTTAGAGTGATGGTAGATGAATTTGTGGATAATTTTGAAAAGAGTAAAAAGAAAAAATCAATAAAAAAATCATCAGAATCTAATTTGGAATTATTCATGAGTCCTGTTACATGAAAATAGCACTTATAACGGATACACATTGGGGTGCTAGAGGCGATTCCCTTACCTTTTTAAGATTTTTTAAAAAATTCTATAATAATGTATTCTTTCCTTATCTTGAAGAACATAATATTAAAACTTGTATTCATTTAGGCGATGTTGTAGATCGTAGAAAGTTTATTAATTTTAAAATATTGAATGATCTTAGGGTAAATTTTATTGATCGTCTATGGAAGATGGGAGTCGATACTCATATTATTATTGGTAATCATGATACCTTTCATAAAAATACTAATGACATTAATTCAGTAGAAGAAATTTTTACTACTGCAGAAGGATTAGTTGAACCTTGGATGTATTCTTCTCCAAAAGAAGTTGATTTTGATGGGTTAGGAATTGTAATGATGCCTTGGATAAATGAAGACAATTATGGTGAATGTATGAAGATGATACAAAACACTCAATGTCAAATTTTAATGGGTCATTTAGAAATTCAGGGGTTTGAGCAATATTTTGGATCATGGAATAATATAGGCTTAGAGGCTAGAATTTTTAATAAATTTGACATGGTAATGAGTGGACATTTTCATCATAAATCTGATAATGGAACAGTTTTCTATCTTGGAAATCCCTATGAGATAACATGGAGTGATTATAAAGATCCAAGAGGTTTTCATATTTTCGATACAGAAACAAGAAAACTTGAATTTATACATAATCCCTATAGAATGTTTCATAAAGTATTTTATGATGATTCTGAAGAAACTTTTGAATCATTAACTGAAAAAGATTATAGTGTGTATGAAGATACTTATGTAAAATTAGTGGTAGAAAAAAAGACTAATCCATTTTGGTTTGATACTGTAATGGATAAGTTGTATTCAGTTAATGTTGCAGATTTAGTAGTAGTTGAGAATTTTACAGATTTTGATATAGGGGATGATGAAATTATTGACGAGGCACAAGACACTCTTACCATTTTAAGTAAATATGTGGACACATTAAATGTGGAAAATAAAAAAGAATTAGATGATTTAATGAGGTCTTTATATACTGAAGCGTTAATTGTAGAAACTGTATGAACAAGTTAGAATTTACTCTAATGATATAGAAAGGAGATAAAATGGCAGATTATAATTACGATGAAATGAGAAGAAGAGATAAAAAAATTAAAGATACACAAGAATTAAAAATTAAAAGCACTCCAACTCTTGGAAAAGAAGAAGAACCTTGGACAGCAATTAATATAGAAGTTAAGGATGATGATTTTATGAGAATTGCTCAAGAAGCACATAGAAGAGATATTACCATTAATAAAATGGTTAATATCATATTAAAGAATTCTATTAAAAATGCAGAATATAGATTTGAACACGGATCTAAACCACAGGTGTTAAAGGAGTATTAATGAAAACAATTAGTCAATCATATAACGATTTAATTGGAGCTGTTAAAGAGCTTGAAAATAATGAAATGGAATATGATAAAGAAAAGGGTTCCCGTGAAACTGATATTTTAAGTTGTAGAATTAATGCATCAAAGAATGCAGTAATAAAATATACTAAAGATTTTTTATATTATTTAAAAGAAGCAGGAATAAAATTTTGAGAAAATATTAAAAAAGGGACAAAAAATATATCATGATTATATTTTCCAAAGTAAAATGGAAAAATTTCCTAAGTACGGGAAATCAGTTCACAGAAATTATACTTAACAAAACTCCAACTACTTTAATTGTTGGAGAAAACGGCTCTGGTAAATCTACAATTCTTGATGCCCTCACTTTTAGTTTGTTTGGGAAACCATTTAGGCGAGTTAACAAAGGACAATTAGTTAATTCTGTAAATAATGGTGGAACTTTAACAGAAGTTGAATTTGATGTAGGCAATAAACACTATATGGTCAAAAGAGGTATTAAGAAGAATATTTTTGAAATATATGTAGATGGTAAAAGATTAAATCAAGCGGCAAAGATCGCAGATCAACAAGAATATCTAGAGAATACGATTCTCAAATTAAATTATAAATCGTTCACTCAAATTGTTATTCTTGGATCTGCATCTTTTACTCCTTTTATGCAGTTAAAGACAACAGATAGGAGAACTATTATTGAAGATCTTTTAGACATTCAAATTTTTTCAGTAATGAATGGTTTATTAAGAAGCAGAATGTCCGAAAATAAAGAGAGTGTATTGAATAATGGTGTTCATTTAGAATTAACAGAGGGTAAACTGGCTACCACTCAAGAATTGATTAATGATATAAGGAAAACAAAATCTAATCAAATTGATAAAAATTTACAAGATATAGAAAAGAATGAAATTGAGTCAAAGAAATTAAGTGAATCAGTTGAAGAATTATTAGAAATTATATCGTCTGATTCTTCTATAGATGAATTTAATAAATTAGAAAAATATAGAGATGGTATTGAACGTAATATTTTAAAAGCAGAAAAAGAAATAGAATTTTATGAACAGAACGATACTTGTGGAACTTGTAATCAAGAGTTAGATGAAGAACATAAATCCAATATGATTTCAGAACATCATGGTAAGATGCACGCTTGGAGTGATGGGTTAATGAATCTTTCAGGGAAGATTAGTGATGTAAAAATTAAGATGGATGAAATTACTAAGCTACAAACTGCCGTTTCTCAAAAACAAATTCAGATTCAAGGAATTAATCAATATATTAAAAAATTAAAGACTCAAATTTTAGAGATTGAAGACCGTGAAGATGATATTGATGAAAAAAATAAAACATTAAAAGAACTTAAAGAAGAATTAAAATTATGTCAAACCAAAAAAGAACAATTATCATTTAAAAAACAACTTTATGAAACGGCATCTGTTCTTTTAAAAGATTCTGGAATTAAGACACGTATTATTAAACAATATCTTCCTATAATGAATAGATTGATTAATAAGTATCTTGCAGCAATGGATTTTTTTGTTTCTTTTACTTTGGACGAATCATTTAATGAATCAATCAAATCTCGACATAGAGATGAGTTTACATATGATTCATTTAGTGAGGGTGAAAAGATGAGAATTGATTTAGCACTTCTTTTCACATGGAGAACGATAGCCAAGATGAAAAATAGTGTGAATACTAATCTATTAATTTTGGATGAGGTATTTGATAGTTCATTAGATGCAAATGGTACTGATGAATTCCTTGCAATAATTAATAATCTTCAAGGTAAACAAAATGTATTTGTAATTAGTCATAAAGGAGATGCATTGACGGATAAATTCAGAAATAAGATTACATTTGAAAAATATAAAAATTTCTCAAGGATAATATGAAAGAATTAGTATTAGAAGGTGATCCAATTTTAGATAAACGAGCAGTTACTTTTGATTTTACAAATCCACAAGAAGATCCCACAAAATTAAAAGACGAATTGCTGGAAACAATGGCTAAATATAAAGGAGCTGGAATATCGGCTTGTCAAATCGGAATTGACCTCAAGGTATTTGCTATGAGATTTAATGGTGATGCAATTGTATGTTTCAATCCCCGTATAACTCAATATACAGATGAATCTACTTATATTAAAGAAGGTTGTCTTTCTTATCCTGGATTATATTTTCCAGTAAAAAGGGCATATGGTATAAATGTAACTTATGCGAATTATGAAGGCACCGCATTAAGTGGTTCATTTATTGATATATCATCGAAAATATTTCAACATGAATATGATCATATGTTAGGGAAATTATATACAGAATATGCTAGTAGTTACCAATTAAGAAATGCTAGAAAAAAACAAAAACTCTGGTTAAGAAAAAGGAAAAACAATGGCAAAGAAAACTTTTGAGGAATTTAAAGTCAAAAAAGAAAAACATAAATTAAAAAGAAAAAAGATCAATCAAGATATTAAATCTATACGCTCATTTGAAGATGCCGAAGAATATTTGGAAAAAGAAGAAGATAAATATTTTGATGAAGACGAATTATAACAAAGGAATTAGATGGTAATCACAAGAAGGCTGTTAAAATGGTGGTTAATGTTTTGTATTATACTTTTAGGTATAGGGACAGCAGTATATTTTAATATTCATACTACATTATATTTTTCTGATTTAACAAAGTTGAGTTTTTTAATTTTATTAATTTTCATATGTACTTCTATTTGGATTGGAAAGAAAACACATGAAACAAAAACATCAAATGATATTGAAGTTGGATGGTTTATAGCAGAATCTTGTTTAGCATTAGGGATGATAGGAACTGTTACAGGATTTCTACTTATGTTGGGCACCGCATTTAAAAATATAGATATTTCAAATACTGCAACATTACAAGATGCATTATCTTCAATGGCATTGGGAATGTCCACAGCATTATATACTACATTAATAGGGCTTATAAGTTCATTACTTATTAAAGTCCAATTGATCAATTACGAAACCGATGAAGAATAAATGGAAAATGAAAGATATAGATCTACAATTGGTTTTATTGATATGCTTTTCAACATTCTGGTTGGATTTGCTTTCCTTTTCATTGTGGCTTTTATTCTTATCAAACCAGAAGCCAAAAAGAAAGATTTTGATCGTAGAGCCGAATTTATTGTAGTCATGGAATGGGATGATGGAGCACCGGATGATATTGATCTTTATGTAGAAGATCCAACTAGAAGTCTTGCTAGTTTTAGGCATCCAAGAGTAAATTTTATGCATTTGGATAAAGATGATTTGGGAAGCAGAAATGATACGACTATATTAGCAGATGGAACTATTAAAACTGTACCCATTAATCGTGAGGTGATGACGATACGCGGTATTATGTCGGGTGAATGGATCGTAAACGCACATTATTATTCTGATCATAATTATCAAAATAAAAGTAGAGAAAATTATTTTGTGACAGTACAAGTAGAGGTTCATAAAGTAAATCCTTATGAAATTTTATGGATTGGGAAAAAGAAATTTACTAAAAAAGGACAAGAAGAAACTTTTATAAGATTCACTTTAGATAAACAAGGAAATATTGTTGGTTCTTTTAATTTTAGAAAAAAGAGATTTGTGAAACCAAAACAAATGGGTCAAGTACAGGCTCAACATGCTCCTGAATATGCATTCTTTTCTACTGCAGAAGATCATGAAACTGAAACTAACATTAGTGATTTAGGGGGTGAGCCATGATAGAACTTTTAATTTTGGGATTAGTATTACTTGCTGCTATATGTTTATGGTTATTAATTGAAGGTAGAAAGAATCCTAAATTTCTTGCATGGTTTATTCCAATAGTATTAATTTTAGTTAGTTCTACTTATATTACATATACAACAATATTAGGTTTACCTAAAGTTGCAATACCTGAAGATGGTGTATATCTTTCACATTATGTTGATGAACCATTTTGGATTTATCTTTGGATTATAGGAGAAGGGAATACACCTAAAGGATATCAAATTCCCTATACTAAAAATACTCATAATTCTTTAGAAGGTGTTAGAGATCAAGTTGAACGAGGAAATTATATGATTATTCAGGATGATGCGGGTGAAGAAGGGGTAGAGGGTGAAGGGAAAAGGGGTAGCGGATATACTATTGGTGGTGATAAAAGTTTTTATACATGGGAATATAAATCCGTTATGCCGGAGAAAAATTAAAGGAATAATATGTTTAGATTTTTTTTAAATAAAAAATGGTTATTATGGTCTTGGCTTGGTTCAATAATTATATTAGGATCGCTTTGGGTTCAAGTAAAGATTGACGTAAAAATAAATGAATGGTTTGGTCAATTTTATGATATGATTCAAAAAGCACTTGCCACACCAAATGCAATTACAATAGGAGAATATTTCAATAGTTTATTCTCATTTATTACATTAGCAGGAATATATGTAGGATTATACGTTATAATAAGTTATTTTACAGCTCACTATTTGTTTAGATGGCGTACTGCAATGGTTGAATGGTATCATAGTGTATACGAAAAAGCCAGAACAATAGAAGGTGCATCACAAAGGGTTCAAGAAGATACAATTAAATTTACTCGTATAATGGAAGGTTTAGGAACATCTTTAATTGAATCAGTTATGATATTAGTTCAGTTTATTCCTATATTGTTTGGATTGTCGATGGGTATTCCAATATTCTTTTTTGGTGATTGGCAATATGGATTAATTACTGGTGCATTACTTTGGACTGTAGGTGGTACTGCATTCTTAATTGGACTAGGATGGATATTACGTTTAGTTGGTATAGAATACGATATACAAAAAAAAGAAGCGGCATATAGAAAAATACTTGTCATTGCAGAAGATGATGGAACTGTTAGACCAAAGAAGATTGAAGAATTTTTTGATGATGTTCGTAAAATTCACTTTTTAAGTTATTTGCGTTATCTGTATTTTAATATAGGAAGAATGGCTTACTTACAGGCAAATGTATTATCCGCTTATGTATTTTTGGCACCAGCTATTGTTGCAGGAGTAATGACTCTAGGCGTAATGCAACAAATAATAAGAGCATTTGGTAGAGTAGAAGGATCAATGCAATACCTATTAAAAGCATGGCCAACTATCATTGAATTAATGAGTGTCTATAGGCGTTTACGAGAATTTGAAGAAAAATTAATGGAGCATAACCAAAGTGAAAAAGTTTAAATATAATGAAGATGAGATTTTAGAAAAAGTTAAAGATTATATTAAATCAACTTATGAACAACATTATATAGGAAAAGATGGTTTACAGATACAAGATGTTTTTGATATGATAGACATATCAGAACCTTTTTGTAGAGGTGCGGCAATTAAATATTTAATACGATATGGAGAAAAGGATGGGAAAAATCCTAAAGATTTATTGAAATGTATTCATTATATTGTTTTAATGTATCATTATAGTAATTTTGATAAGGAGTGAGATGCCAATATATGAATATAAATGCACTTTTTGTAATGGGATGTGGGAAGAGATTCAAAAATTTTCAGATCCACCTGTTAACATTTGTAAATCATGTGAAAAAAGTGGTGGAGTAAAAAAATTAATACCAGGCCAATTAGCCTTTCACTTAAAGGGTGATGGATGGTATAGAGATGGTTATAGTAATACAGAACCTCAAACAGAAAAAGTTAAAGATTGAATCATATGTGGATTCTCACGCGGAAACTCTTGCTAGGAAAGAACCAGTAACAAAATCTACTATTATAAAGAAATAGGGATGTTGACTTCAATATCAGCCAGATGACTACTGGCAAATCACTTGAGTCGGCGGGGTTCGTCATTCGCTTACGTATTTAAAGAAGTATTATGTAATAATATAAATTTTCTTTAAGGTAGCATCCCTTTTATTACTTATACTTGAGAAAGATATGAAAATTTCAAAACGAGCAAAACTCATAAAGAAAGTGCAAAAGATGGAAATGTCAAATCCGTTATTCCAAACTTTGCTTGGTTTGGTAGTTTTTTACATTGGACTGAAGATGTTCTCAGGTGGTATGAAGTCAATGGGAAACATAGACCACCTTCAATGGTTTCTTGGAAATCCAATCTATATGTTTTTCGGTGGGATTATAATGACACTTCTCTGGCAATCCAGTTCTCTTTCTACTACTGCAATCATTGGTCTGGTTGCTGGTGGAGCATTACCTCTACCCGCTGCGATTGGTGCAGTACTTGGAGCAAATATAGGCACTACAGGAACTATTTGGCTTGCAGGAATAATGGTTTCCGATGGAATGCCCACAGGAATAACTAGACAAATTGCAATGGTGCATACAGGAGTCAATACACTAATGGCAATTGCACTATTACCTTTTATACAACCAATTGCACGATTTGTGTCAAAATTTTGATTTACTAAATACAAGTGAGAACGGAAGGTTCTTACCTTAAATTTTAATTTTTAAATATCAAAGTCGGAAGGACTAGATGCGAATTATTGATGATACTAAATTAGATTTTAGTGATGTTTTAATTTCTCCCAAACGATCTCAACTTACCTCACGCAAAGACGCAGATCTCACTAGACAATTTACTTTTAAACATTCAAAACATATATGGTCAGGTATTCCTATAATTGCATCCAATATGGATCATACAGGAACTGTTCATATGTATAATGCATTAAGTACATATAAAATGCTTACTGCTCTTTGTAAGTTTACTGATTGGCCACCTGAAGGATGGAATTATTTAATTCAGACAATTGGATTAGATCAAAATTTAGATGAATTAGATTATGATGATTCATTATGGATTAATCTTGATGTAGCAAATGGATATACTGAAAGATTTAATGATTTTGTTGAAAAGATGAGAGGACATGAAGCAACCAAAAACAAAATAATCATTGCAGGAAATGTATGCACACCAGAAGCAACAGAACAGATAATTCTAGCAGGAGCCGATATTGTAAAAATTGGGATAGGCCCTGGCTCAGTATGTACAACCCGCAAGATGACGGGAGTGGGTTATCCTCAATTGTCAGCGACTATAGAATGTGCAGATGCGGCGCACGGTCTAGGCGGTCATATCATCACAGACGGAGGTTGCTCAGTAGTGGGGGATATAGCAAAGAGCTTTGGGGCCGGTGCCGACTTTGTAATGCTAGGTGGTATGTTGGCAGGTCATAATGAATGTAATGGTGAGGTTAATGGACATAAGATGATATTTTATGGTATGTCTTCTGATACAGCACAATTAAAATATTATGGTGAAAAAAAATCACACAGAGCATCAGAAGGTAAGGCAATTTATGTGGACTATAAAGGTCCAGTTAAAGATACAATAGATGAAATATTAGGGGGGTTGAGAAGTGCTTGTACTTATGCCGGTGCCAGAAATATAAAATCCCTTCCAAAATGCACAACTTTTGTAAAAGTTAATAGACAATTAAATGGGGTATTTTCATGAGTAAAATAAGGTGGTATTCATGGAAGGAAATGAGGCGAGATGTAAATGTATTATGTAGAGAGATTGTATTATCCAAATTTGACCCACAGGTAATAATTGGTATTTCAAGGGGTGGTCTGGTTCCAGGCGTCATGTTAAGTCATTGGTTCAACAAACCTTTTAAACCTGTTAAAGCAGCATTGCGGGATTTTCCAGTTTGGGAAGATTATTTACCCAGACCTACAGATAAGAGAGTTTTGATTGTAGATGATATTTGTGATTCGGGAGAAACATTTGAAAGAATAGCTCAACATATTAAAGGGCCACGAAAAGGACCAGAACAGAATATAGTAGATGTTAGATATGCAACCTTATGGTGGAATAATGAAGCACCAGCAGGATTTGAACCACATTATTATGTGCAGGATTGTGCTAAGGATACTGAGGACATTTGGATTACATTTCCACACGAGGCCTGGTGGAACGCTCCTGTTTAGTTCTTCTACGATTACTATCTGCAACTGCTTGTGATTTTCTCCTTGTTAGAAAATTGTGTTTAGAGAGTTGGGAGTGATTGCCGTCACTCCCTTCTCTTGTATTTATATGTGTTTTTAAAAAAATTATATATTGTTGTTCATTGGTTGATACTTTTCATGTCAATGTGTGAAATATTAAAAAGGAAAAAACTATGACTAAAGTTAAACAGCCCAATCCTATTTCTGAAGGTTGGGCAACCTATCGTAAACTTGTAGATGAAGAACTAAAAAAAAAGACCAAACACATACGATGGTCAGTTGGCCACACGTAAAATGTTTATCACATGAAAACTGCTATTTAAATTCTTTTTATCCAGGCAAATTGTATCGTGCAATGGAAATGGAAAAAGATGAAGATGGTTTTTTAAAATTAGTAAAGGAGAAATAATATGGAAGGTTTAATGGAAAGTATATTGACTGCTATTGCGGTAGTTATTAATGGAATTCCACAAGGAATACTTGCATTGTCCTTTGGATTTGCAGCATTCCCAACAGCAATTGCATTTGTGATTGGTATTATAGGATCAATTGCATTTGCATCAGTCGCAACAATCTCGTTTCAAGCAGAAACGATTACACTTGCAGGAACTCTAGGTAATAATATCAAGGAACGATTGTCTTTGATATTCTGGGGTGCCGCCTTGTTATTGATCCCATCTGTTTTAGGGATGAATGAAGCACTTGTTCAATTTATAGGACCAGTAGTTGTAACATCTATGATGTGTGGTGTAGGTCTTATGTTAGCAAATGTATCCATAGACTTGTTCAATTCAGAAAAATGGACAGGATTAGTATCCATGATAAGTGCATTGGTGGTATGGTTCTGGACCAAAGATTTAGCATGGACCATTATTTCATCAGTCATTATTTCAACAGGTTTTTATATTTTACTCAAGACCAATGAGGCATTAAGAACAAGACTAGGAGTTGAAATTGAAGAAATTGCAATAGATAAATCAAGAGAAAAATTCACTACCGGAAACATTGAGTGGAAGTTCTGGACAAATCGGAATATTGTCCTTGGTGCATTATCTCTTGCATGTTTAAACATCGGTGCAAATATCTCATTTGGTAAGATCACAGGATCTATTGCAGGAGCCGATACTAACATCGACCATCTTGCAATTTACTCAAGTCTTGCAGATATGGGATCTGCATTTTTTGGTGGCGGTCCAGTAGAAGCAATTATTTCTGGAACTGCAACTGCACCAATGCCCGTTGTTGCATCTTGTATTATGATGGGAATCATGGCGATCATCCTCTTGACTAAATTACTCCCTGTTATAGG